AGACGCTTTAGCTCGTCGGGCGTGGGGATCGCCCGGTCATAGAGCGTCTCCGAGATGGGCAGCAATACGCGCTGCGCCTGTCGCACAACGGCCCCGGCCAGATTGTCGATGGCCGCAACAGCCGCGGGGATAGTGGCCACGATGCCACCCACAAACCCACGCCCGGAATCCAGGCCCACCCCGTGAAACTCTTTGGAGGGGGAGCCAATCCCCAGGAACGCCTTGGCAGCATCGAGGGCCGCGCGCGCTGCATTGCGAGCTGCCTCCTTGATCGCGCCGATCCCTGCCGTGATGCCGTTCTTAATACCCTCAATGACCGACCGCCCAACCTCGGCCCAGTCGATAGACTTCCACAGCTCGACGATGTTGCCGATCACGAGCTGCACCAACTGCTTAACCAGCTCGAACTTGTTCTTGAACACGTCCCAGATGTTCTGGAGGAACTGCTCGGCCGTCTCCCGGAGCTTGGCCCCAAACCCCGCCCAGTCGCCCGCGAGGGCCAACTGGAACGCCTCAAAGATGCCCCTGATCAAGTCGGTGAAGGTTTTCCAGATCAACTGGATGCCTTCCCAGAACGTGTTGACGATGTCCATTACATCGTCGCCCCACCGCTCCCACCAGGCGCGCAACACTTCCAGCACATCAGAGACCGCCGTCTGAATCCAACTTATGGCCGCCTGGAAAGCCGCTGTCACTGTATCCCAGAGCTTGCGCACGGTCGCGATGATCGCGTCCCCGTGCTCAGCCCACCAGGCGCGAATGAGGGTCAGGAATTCGCCGATCCGGTCCTGTATCCATCCGACCACGACCGCCGTCTTGCCCTGGATATCGCCCCAGTTTTCGCTCCACGCCTTGACCAGTACCCCCACGGCCGCGCCGATTGCCGCGATAGGTAGCAGCACCGGAGCCAGAGCCGCAATGGTCGCGACGGCCGCGCTCGCTGCGCCGGCTGCCCAGGTCACGAACGCGGGCACCACCACCGTCAGCAATGCGGCCGCGAGGCCTGCCAGGATGGGCTGGAGATTCTCTTGGACAAAGCCCACGATCTGGTTAAAGACGGGTTGCCCCTGGGATGCCCACCAGGCCGGTATCGCCTGGAACCAGGTCACCACGTTCTGGATGGCCGCAACCACATCCGCGCCCAATAGCGCGGTCAGTTGCTCCCACAGGGCCGACCAATCGCCCGCTGGGCCGATGCCTGCCAGCAGCGCGTCCACCAGGCCGACCACGACCCCGGCCACCATCTCGATCACGGGCACCAGGTTGGTGAGTGTCGGGGCCAGTCGCTCCACGACAGTCGTGGCAATATCCATGAATGCGATCCCGATGGGAGCCAGCGCCGTCGTAGCCGTGTTTTTTAGGACCTGCAATTTTTCCGGGAAATCCGCCGTCGCATCCGCCGTGGCGAGGATCGCGCCCTCGCTGTTTTCCAGCGCCGCCGCCAGCTCATCGATGGCGAAACGGCCCTCACGGATGGCCGCGGTCATGTCGGGGCCAGCCCGCGCCCCGAACACCTCCATGCCCAAAGCGAGCGCGGCGCTCGCGTCGTCCATGTTCTGGATCTCAGTGATCGTGGCCCTCAGGCCCTCTTGCAGATCGACCCCTTCCCTGGCAAACTTGCCCGCCGCGATCCGCAGGGAGCCAATCGCCAATTCCGCGTTGACCCCCTCTTTTTCCCATTTCGCAAAGAGGGCGATAGAGTCCTCTAACGTGAACCCCATCAAGCGCAAGGGCGAGCCGAACTGCACCACCTTTTGCATCAGCGACTCGACGCCTGCGCCGGTGAGTTGCGACGCCTTGAACACCATGTCCAGCGTGCCCGCCGCGTCCTCATTGGAGACGCCCCAGTCACCCATCACACGCGTGAACAGCGCGGCATTATTCTGCGCGTCACCGCCCAGCAGACGGGACATCTCCAGGACGTTTGCGCTCACGTCCTGGAGCGTAGGGCCGGTGATGCCCAGACGCCGGTTTAGCTCAGAGATGGTTTCGGCGGCCGGGCCTGCCTCTGTCGGGATGGAAGTGAACACGGCCTCAAAGTCGCCACGCAGCCCGGCCAGTGCCTCGCCCGTGGCCCCGGTGGCGATGGCGATGGTATCCATCGCCTCATCCATCTGCATGCCAGCGGCAAAAGCGGCCGTGCCGATCCCGACCACTGCCGTCGTAGCCACGGCGAGACTGCCCAGGACCGCCTTGCCCATGAAACCGGCGATTTTACCGCCCAGCCCCTTGGCCCAGCCCTCGGTCTGCTTTTCGGTTTCCTTGAGGTTTTTCTCGATCCCCTCCTTGTCACCAAGGAGGTAGACCACGGCCTCACCGAGTTTTACCGCCAAGCTTAACCCCCATCTCGCCTAGTAACTTGCTCGCGGGTATCCGTGCATACTTACCGGTTGGCTTTTCCGGCTCTGCCGCGCCCGCGGGCGAGCCTCCGAACATGCTCCCCAGCAGCAGCCCGATCTCCCGCGCCTGTACCTTGGCGCGCCATGCCTCTCGCCGCATGTAGGCCACGGTCAGATCGGATAACAGTTCCTCGTCAATCCGGTCATCCCAAACGCCGAGCTGCGAGCGGGCTAACTCGGTGTAGTCTGCCGCGCTGGCTGGCCAAGGTTCCTCAAGCCACTCAGTCTCTCGACCAGCGAACCGAAAGGGAAGGCCAGCTTGAGGACCTCCACAAAGGCGGCCATCAGCTCACTGTCGAACGCCTCCTCCAGGATGCGCTCCCGGTCGGCCACCAGCTCTGGGCTATAGTCGAACAGCAATTCGGCGAGCAGGTCGGGCGACTCTAGCAGCGTGCCCGCCGTCTCCCGAATCAGAGAGACCAGTTCGCGCGGGCTCGTGATATCCGTTTCGCCCGCGGCTTCGATGCGCGTCACCAACGCGCCGAACGGCTCGGCGAGCTTTTTGCGCCATCCCGCATTGCGACGGCTGGGCAGCTCGCGGATGGTGTACTCCCGCCCGGCCAACGTGATCTTGGTTGTTTTCGGCATGCTCTCTCCTTAGAGAGGGGCCGGGTATCCGGCCCCGGGATTACGACAGGGCGTCGGCGGTGATGATCTGGATGAGCATGAGCTGCTCGCCTACGTCCTTAGTCGTGTCAGCGATAGCCTCCACGCGCACGGGCGTCCCCGACTCCTTGGCTTTGGAAAATTCCAGATTGCCGTTCATGGTGATGGTGCACTTGTAGGCCTGGAGCCGGATGGGGAAGGAATTGCCGTCGTCGTCGACGTACTCCCCCTCTGCGCCGAATGTATACTCATGCACCTCCGAGTCGCCGCCCATCTTAACCTCAGTTTTGCCCACCTGCCCGACCCCAGCCGCGGTATCCTCGGCGGTACCGTTCAGCGCCAGGGCCAGATTGACGCCGGTCATCTCGATCAGCGTGAACTCGAACGCCAAGTCCTCAGCAGTGATGCGCTGCTTCACTGGAGCAGTGAGCTGTTCCGGGATAATCTTGTACTTTGTGTTGGTGTAGCCCATCGAAACAGGCGTGTTGGTGTAACCCAGATTCACCCAGTTGCCGCCCCAATCCGCGCCATACGCGACGCTATCCGCTGGCAGCGCCTCGCCCACCGGCGCATACCAGATTGTCGCAGGGGTCAATAGAATGTCTGCTACTGGCATTTCGTACTCCTTATAAAGTCCCTATGGGTCCCACTTCCAGAACCTCACTCACGAAATCACACGATCTACACGTTACCTGTCCAATCGTCACCCAGCCGGGGTCTCCGGTGGTGAGGATAGCCTGCCCGCGCGTCTGGCCGCCCAGATGCGGGCTGGATTCAATCGCGATGGGCACCGCGTTCACCAGTTCGGCGAGCTGCTCCTCAACGTTTTCGCGCTCGCCCCACTTGATCAGCAGCCGGTGTCGCGAGCGATACGTCACCCGCACCGTGTTACCCACATGCTCGCGGGCCATGCCCAGGAACTCGCTATACAGCAGCTTGTTCACCTGCATGCCCGCCGGTTCACCCTTGGCCACCGTCAGGCCCGCGATGGTCTGAAAGCGCGCGTGCAACCCATCCAGCACATCGGCATAGCTCATCCGCCCACCGCCTTACGCAGCGGCCCCTCGCCGCTCAGCGCCCGCGAGATCTCGCCCTCGGACTGCTTCAGCGCGTCCGTGAGGAACGGCTGCCTGCGCGTGCCCGGATGCTGCGCGGACGCCCGAATCAGGTATTGCCCGCCGCTACGAATGACCAACGCACGCGCTTGCCGCACGGGGATCGGATGGCCCGCTGTGCCCTCGTGTACGAGGTGCGCATGCCTGGCACGGGCGGCCACTGCGCCCCGCAACCCGCCCTGCTCCGTGCGTCCCTCGATGCTATTCTTCAGCTTGCCCGACTGCGTGGGCACTAGGTCGCGGGCCTTATCGGCCACGACCTCCACCAGGCCGGGCATCACCTCCCGTACCAGGTCCTTGGAAACCTGTTGCGGGTTCGGGAAATCGACCGAGTAGCCCTTACCCTTGGTTGTCATGCCACGCCGCCCAGTATTTCATTTTCACACCCTGGATCACCGACTTCTGTGCCCAGGTCAACGAACGGGGATACGTCACCGCACCGTCGCCTGCCACGCCCGCCGTCGAGCTGGAGCCATTGCCGCGCATGTTCCACATGTTGGTCGCGACCTCCAAAGTGACCCGCACGATGGCATCGGGAGCAGGCCCCACGCCCCATTTGGCGGTCACCCGATACCACCGCCGCTGGAGCCACTCGGCGTCTCGATACAGCCTGCCACGCGTCTCGACCACATAGTCCGTGATAGCGGTCTCGCTTTCGCTGGACGCGCCCCGGCTGGCCACCTGCGTCACGCCTGCCACGCTGCCCGCCTCGTGGCAGGGCAGATACAGATACCGCCCGCCGTTGCCGCTCCAGACATCCTGCTCCGAGGCCTCGGCGTCATAGTCGGCAAACTCGAACCCGAGCGCCTTATTGACTGTGTCCGTGGCCTGATCGAGGATATCGCGCAGCTCCTCGTCGTGCTCGCCCTTGGTGAGCTGGTCCAGGTTGCCATAGAGCTGGTCGAGTGTGGCGTATGGCATCGTCGTTACTTGCCCCTATTGGCGGCCGGTGTGCGCTTCTTGTTGGCAACCGGCTCGCGCTGCTTCTCTTCCGCTGGCAGCAGGCCCAGCGCGACCGCCTCCTCCCGCGTCATCTTGATAGACACGCCCGGCTTGCTGGTCGGCACTTTGATCAGCGGGCCGCTATAGTTCGGCCTCCGATGAATATCTAACGGCATCTAGCTTCGTCTCCTTCCTGTCTTGTGCTGGAGCTTGCGCCGCACTTTGTCCTCCTCGCCGGGGAAACACTTCACACTCACCCCCGGCGCGATCTCCACCGAGATCAGGCCGCTGGGGCGGCCGGGCGCGCGCGCATGCTCGCGGCGTGGATGGGCCTGCACTTGCCCATCGGCCAGCCAGTTGCATGGCAAGGCGCAGAACAGTGGCTTGACCAGGCAGAGCGCCCGCAAAAATGCCAGGCGTTCATCGCCCAGCGCGCACTCGGCGCGCCACACCCGCAGCAGCTCCTCACCCGCCTCGCTTTGCCGGATGAACAGCAGTTCGGGCGCGTACACGGGGATGCGCAGATCGCGACACACCGTCGCCGTCCGCTTGCGCTCCTCTGGCGTACCCAAGTCAGCAGCCAGCACGCCATAACGCCACAGGGGAGCGGCCACATCCCAACGCTCCAAAAAGTGCAGGCCCGCGCTCACCAGCCCCCAGGGCAGTGCGCCGCCCGACACGATCAATGTGCGTGCGTAGGGGATCGCCCACTCGCTGGAGACGGTCACTCCCAGCCCCATGCTCCGGGCCTTGCCTTGCACGCCATTGTTTGGCTCCCGAATCACAAGTCCGTTCATTTGCGCACCTGCATGGTCACGTAAAAGCTGGATTTGCCCGCGTTCAGCTTGGCGGGCTTGGTGATTTTCCACTTGCGATCGGTGTAAAAGCTGTAGGCCTTGCCATACTCCGTATCCGGGTCGAACACGTCGCAGGTATGGAGCGTAAACTGCCAGTAGTGCGTCGGGTCCTGCCAGGCGTGCTCGTGTCGCCAGTAGGGCAGCTTCAGATACAGGATTCCGCCCGGCTTGAGCACTCTCCAACACTCGTTGACCGACTGGATCAGGTTGATTTGGAGATGTTCCAGCACCGCACGGGCCAGGATCAGCTCGAAGGTGTTATCCGCCCAAGGCCAGGGCAGCACGTTCAGATCGTGGACGATCGAGATCTCGCAGCGATGGGGCACCCGGTCATGGTTGACCGCGCCGTCCCGGATGTCGTTGCCCGCGCCCAGGTTCAGTACGTCGCTCATGGTTTCACCGCCAGAATATTCGAGCGTGACCCGCCGTTGACGTGTCCGATGGTGGACACGCGATACCCCAGGCGCTGGAAATCCTCCGGGTGCAGGCTCGCCACATGCCGTTGGTGGGAGTTGCCGTCGATTTCCGCCTGAGGACTCGCCCCCCAGGGGCAGCCGATGATAACCATCCGCGCCCGCTGCCCCAGCCCATCCAGCGTATCGGCCAGCTCCTCCCGCGCGATGTGCTCCGGTCCATGCCACCAAAACGCCACATCGTAGCGCGCAATCGGGAGGCTCAGCGTCGCTACCTGCCGCACATCCCCGCAGACAACCTCCAGCCCCGCGCGGCCGCGAAAATGCTCTACGTTGGCGGGCCATATTTCGAGCAGCGTGACCGCTCGCCCCGCCGCCAACAGTTCGGGCAAGAACTGGGACCGGCGCGGGCTGGCCCCCACGTAAAGCAGCGTGCCCGGCGCGAACACCTGCGGCACGAACGCCTGCAATTGTGCCAAACGCGCCGCCTCGACTCGCTCAGCCTTTGTATTCATCCGCTGGCTCCAGTGTGTAGGGGTGGACGGGCGCTACCAGCGCGAGGGCTGCGCCCTGATCGGTTCCAGTTCGCACCGATACGGCTCCGATATGCTGACAATACACGTCGCTCAGATAGCCCACCTGCCAGCCCGCAGCAGCAGCCAGCAGGCACAGCCGTTTCACCGGCGACCGCTCCCCATCAGACGGCTGGCAAGCTGCCAACACGGCCCGGCGCACAAAGAGGAACGTTGCGCCCACGTTGCGACAGAGCGTGACCTCCCCGACTGGAGTTTTCGGCCCGCGACTAGCGTCCAGAGTGCATTGCGGATTGTTCAGTGCCAGCAGTCCCAGTGTGGGAAGCTGCTCCATAGCCGCCAGCCCACGGGCCAGCCAATCCGGGGCGAGCTGCGGGCAGAGAATGTCATCATCCGCAACCACCACCGGGTCAGACTCGGTAATGCGCAGCAGCGCGCGCAGGTGGGACGCGATCCCCACCCGCCGCCGATGCAGGTGGATGCTGGCGACACGGCCCGCAGCGTATTCCGCCCGCAGGTACTCGGCGTTGCCCTCGGTGGAGGCGTCATCCACCACGCGCAACCGATAGGGCGTGACCGTGCGCTCCCGCAGACAGTCCAACGATTGCTGGAGCAGCGGCAGTCGCTCGCAGGTAGTCACCACGATGTCGATCATCGCCGCCGCCTCTCAAACTGTTTTACCGCCTGCCAGGCCTCCGGGCTGTCGATCCGGCCGGGGATCAGGCCGCGCCATCGCCGGGCGTCGCCGGGGTAGTGCATCAGCCCCGCCGTGGTGACGCCCTGTGAGTATTTCTCGAAAGTGTTCCACTCGTTGCCCAGCAGCCAGACCTTCAACGGGTCGGCATACATGGCCCGTACCAACGCCCCCTGATCGCGCTGGGCATAGCGTTCCCATTCCATCTGCCAGCGCCGGAAAAAGCGCGCGATCCGTTCGTTGCGCCCAAAGGCCCACACGCCACCATTCCATTGCAGCGTGTTCAGGGTCACGATCTGGCCTTCGGTATAGGCCATCTCGGCCTGATTGTTGCGTCGCTCAAAACTGTGCATGGTATCGAGCAAGTGGGGATCTTTGCAGATCACAAACTCCCAGCCATCCTCTACCCACTCGAAATATTGATAGATGGGGGCCACCACCTCGGTATCGGCGTCCAGATAGAGCACGGCCTGCCACTCGGCGGGGGCCAGCTCGTAGGCTCGCAGCTTGGCGCGCCTGCCGCCGATGTCCGAGTCGGGTTGCTGGACAAATACGTCCTCCACCCCAATGGGCGACGCCGCACACAGGCAGATGGGGATATCGGGCATATGCCGCTTAGCCGAGCGCATCATCCGCTCGCACACCTCACGTGCCGGGCCGCCAAAGGCAACGCAGTAGATCCCGCGCTTGCTGCCAGTGTTATGCTCCACAGGCTCCCGCTCCTCGATCACAATAGGCGGCTCCTCCACTGCGGAGATCTCCGTGGTCATGCCCGCGTCCATCGGCTCAAAAGCCGCCGCAAACGCGCGCGCGTGGTCCTCACACCACGCCTCCACCGAGTACGGTTCAGTGACCGCTCGCAATTGCTCCGGCTCGATCCGCTCATCGGGGAATGCCGCCCGCTCCAGCGCCTGGAGCATCGTGCGCACGTCGCCCCGCTCGTAGCGATAGATGCCGGGCACATCGGGCAGCTCATCCAGCAGGCCCACGCCACGCGGGATCACCACCCGCGCCCCACAGGCCAGCGCCTCCAATGGCGGCATGGGAATCCCCTCGACGAGGCTGGGGCACAAGAGCACATCCAGCGATTGATAAAAGCCGGGCATGTCGGCCCAGGAATAGGCCCGCATATCCTCGATGGGCCAGCCCCGGCCGCTCGCGCGCCATGCGCAGCGTTTGCCGATGGGCGATTGCACCGCCTTCTTGACCAATCCCTCGCCCTTGCGCCCGTTGGCATAGGTATACCCGCTCACCCCGATCACCGGCGCCTTGTGCGCGGGCCTGGGGGCAAGCACGAACCGGTCGCGCTCCAGGGGGGCGTGGGCCTGCGCGGTGGGGCCATAACTCTCGACCATCGCGCCATACATCCGAGCGGTGACAATGCGTAGATCCACGCGCCGGGCGATCTCGTCGAATAGCCGGGCTTTCGCGTTGTGCGGTGGCTCCTCCTCTTTGTGCGTAAAGTAGGCGGCCACGGGCACATCGGGCCACGACTTGAGCGTCTGCGCCTCAAAGTAACCACTCAAATACAGCACATCACACGCCCCGCCCGCCTGGGCGGGACACGGCTCGAATGTGGCGCTGAGCGTCCAGCCCAGCCGATCATGCAGGGCGCGCGCCATCCTGGGGATGATGCGGTCCTGTTGATAGTTTCGACAGAGCACATGCACACTCAGCGCCATCTATCAGCTCCTCACGAACGGACTAGAAACGTCAGCTTCCGCTGGTCAGCGTGATCTCGCAGAACGCGCTGGGCCGGATGATCCCAAAGGCCGCGCGCATTTCCGCCAGGAACGCCACCATGTTGCGGATGAAGAAATCCTCATGGCTGTCCGAGACCTGCAAAGACGCTTGCTCCCGGTCCCACACGACGGCCTTGCGGAAGTCGCCCATCAGGCCAGTGCCCTCGGCAATGGTCTCACTCTCGACCACGGGCACGCGCCAGACCCGCATCACGCCGCCCTCGGCAGGCCCGCCATAGTAGTAGCGGCCCTGATCGTCCTTGAGCAGGTCGATGGTCTCGGCGTCGGCCGGGTTGATCACCAACG